ATTGACTATTGCCTCCGTTCGCTCGGCGCTCCTGTTCTGGAGATTAATGTTGATGACGATCAGGTAAATGACCGTATCGACGAGGCGTTCCAATTCTGGAACGAATATCATATGGACGCTACGCTCAAAACGTATCGTAAGGTTCAGGTGACCACCGAAATTGCGGCACAGAAATATGTCGACCTTCCGGATAGCTGCTTGTTTATTACAAGAGTGCTGCCACTCAACAACAACTCATCCAATTCATCGGGTATGTGGTCGGCGCGTTACCAAATGCATTTGAATGACATTTATGATCTTCAGTATGCAGGAGCATTGGTGAATTACGTTGAGACCCGTCAGTTCCTTGAGATGCTGGATATGATTCTAAATGGTGTTCCTCCGATTCGTTTTAACCGCCATATGAATCGTTTGTTCATTGATATGGACTTCTCTTACACTATTGCCGTGGGAGATTGGATCATTATTGAGGCATATGAAACTCTTGAGAGAGATGGTTCTGGTGCGCACACCAAGGTGTACAACGATATGTTCCTCAAGAAATACGCCACGGCATTGATCAAGCGTCAATGGGGTCAGAATATGAGCAAGTTTGAAGGTATGCAACTTCCAGGCGGCGTCACGATGAATGGCATGAAGATTCTTGAAGATGCGAATGCAGAAATTCAAAAACTTGAGATTGATATGGAACTCAGATACGCAAAGCCAGTTGATTTTCTTGTTGGTTAATCTATGCCGCGTAATGTTTATTTTTCGCAGGGTGCGAAGTCTGAACAGAATCTTTATGAAGATTTAGTTACAGAAGCACTCAAAATCTATGGCCATGAGATGTACTATATTCCTCGTAGTATGGTCTCACGTGATATGATTTTAAATGAGGACATTGAATCAAAATTCACAGAGGCATATGTCATTGAAATGTACCTTGAGAATGTGGATGGATTTGACGGAGATGGTACACTGTTCACAAAGTTTGGTCTTGAGATTCGTGACCAAGCAACCTTTGTAGTTTCAAAGCGTCAATGGGAAAAACTTATCGGTCTCTACAATAATGAGATTGTTTCGGGTCGGCCGAATGAAGGCGACCTTATCTTCTTCCCGCTCACTCGTTCATTCTTTGTCATTAAGTTTGTTGAACACAAATCTCCGTTCTACCAGCTTTCCAAGGTTCCAGTCTACAAGTTACAATGTGAGATGTTTGAATACTCCGACGAGGACTTCTCTACTGGTATCAAGGAGATTGATTCTATTCAAGAGAAATTTGCGACGGAGTATTTCTTTGCTATTGAGAATTCAAATGAAACTAACTTTGTCATTGGTGAAACTGTAAAACAAATTGTTTCTCCTGCAACTCAATCTACCGATGCGGTTGAAATCTTTGGTAAGGTACTACGCTTCAACCAAATAATTCCAGAGAATCCAAATAGTGAACTTCGTATCGGTCTCGGAGAGATTCGGATGAGCAACGGCAACTTTGGCAGGTTTGGTCTTGGACCTCTTGTCGGTCTCACCAGTGGCGCAGAATGGGACATTACAAAGGTATACGACCTTGATACCGCAAGCGAGAATCTTACATTTAACGGTAATGCCGAGGGGGCTCAAAATTATGATTTCGAGAAACAAGGACTCGACGTTATTGACTTCACTGAAAATAATCCGTTCGGTGAGATTGGTTTCTCGGAGCCGCCTCTCATTCCCTCAAATTCATCTTACCGTGCAGATTCAACAGGAATCTACGCAGACTCTACAACACTAACAGCCGATACCCAATAACATGGCAAAGCAAACTATTTTAACAGGAACAGTCGCCAACGATAGAACGGGCGACACAATTCGTGCAGCCTTCACAAAGGCCAATGCCAATTTTACCGAACTGTATAACCTAGGCGCGGTGCAAGGAGTACAAGGTGCGCAAGGCACTCAGGGAATTCAAGGGCGTCAGGGTATCACTGGAGCTCAAGGTATCACTGGAGCTCAGGGAATTCAAGGTACCGCAGGATTCGTGGGATCTAACGGAGCTCAAGGTACACAAGGTGTACAAGGACTTCAAGGTGCTCAAGGTGTCCAGGGTATTACTGGTGCACAAGGAACACGTGCAACGGAAGATAGATTAATTAATGGCAGTTATGAAGTTGTGCTCAATGCTACGGGCGAACTTACATTCCCCGAAGGCGCTAATATAACTGATACGGCTACTACAATTGTAATTACACCACCCGGAGCAGCTGCCGGACAAAGTTTAGTAATTCGTCCTACATCGTCGACATGGTTAGTCACTTCGAGTGGTTACATTGTGTATGGTAGCCCAATTACAATCTCGGTCAATCAGCTTTCGCAAGGAAATTATTTTGGAACTGTTAATTATGAAATTGGTGGTACCGGTGTAACACAACAATCATTGGGGCGGGCTCTTACTGGTAATGTAGTTTTTGACGGAACTACAGGACCTATTGCCGAAACGGTCACCTGGACCATACCCGCCAATAGTGACATTACCGAATTCACTTTTACTCTAACTACTGTTAATGGTACTCGTTCGACAGATTATCAAACTGAAAATGATCCGGCATTATATTATAATTTTGAATTTAATGCAATGCCTGAAGGTACCTTTGTTACCGTAACAAACAATAACATCAGTAATTCGGAACACAGTCACGTACATTTAATCTCGGGCAATTCCGTAACAACCGATATCTATCTTGGTGACGATGACCAGTTTGTTAAGATCGAAAAGAACGGCGGCGATGTTGTCATTGGTACCAACACAAATACTAAAAATTGGAGATTTGACACTGATGGAGATTTAACATTACCTGCTGCCGGCGACATTTTAGACAGCACTGGTGAATCACAATTCATTAGCATATCCGGATTAAAAACATTGGTTGCAGATAGTACAGATTTTGCCGACTTTAAAACAAGAATTGCCGCTCTTTAATCTATGACAAGCGGACACTTTTATCATTCCCATATTCGTAGAGTTGTTTCGGTCTTCGGAACAATCTTCAATAACATCAATGTAATACGCAAAGACCAATCGGGTCACGTAGTGCATTCGGTGCGTGTTCCGCTTTCGTATGGTCCCAAAGCCAAGTTCCTTCAGCGTCTCGACGAACAGAAGGACCTTCAGGACAATAAGGTCGCAATGAAGCTACCGCGTATGTCGTTTGAGATTACAAACATTGTGTATGATGCGACAACAAAGATCAACCGCAATAATGTTGTAACCTCGATTGATGCGGGCGATACACTTACGAAGCATATCGTACGGACCTTTGCTCCGTACAGAATGAACTTCCAGCTCTCAATTATGGCAAAGAATCAGGACGATGCTCTTCAGATCCTTGAACAGATTCTGCCATATTTTCAGCCCGAATATACCGTTACAATCAAGGAGCTGGATTCGGTAAATCTTACGACCGACCTTCCGTTTGTGCTCACAACGGTAAACATGGAAGATACCTACGAAGGCGATTTTGTTCAACGCAGAGCAATTATCTATACTTTGGACTTTGAGACGCGCATCCGTTTCTATGGACCAGTTTCAAATAAGGCAATAATTAAGGTATCAGATGTGAACCTGCTTACAAATCAAAACGATAAGATCGATGTAAATATCAACACAATCTTAGGTTCCATTGAGGACACACCCGACGACTATACCATAGTTCAGACAATTACGGATTTTGGGTTTAACGAACCCAATCCTTAAGCACTCAATTTTATTATGAGCAAAAGCGAAGAACTCTTAAAGAACTTGGAACACCATTTACCGGCTGTTCCGGTGGCTCCTATTACTGCAGAAGTAAAACAGGATAGGGAGATTGAGGACGATTACAAATTTTCGCGTGAGACATATAAGGACCTCGTGGATAAGTCGAATAAGGCGATTGATGGTATGATGGAACTTGCGTTACAGTCGGAACATCCACGCGCATTTGAGGTACTGAGCAATATGCTCAAGAACACTTCCGACATGACGGATAAGCTCATGGCACTTCAGAAGCAGAAGAAGGAAGTTAAAAAGAAAGAAAAAGGCGAAGTTCCGACGGGTCCCACTGGTAGCGTTACAAACAACAATGTGTTTCTGGGTTCCGTTACAGATTTACAGAAACATTTAATCTCTCAAACTCTCGAAAAGAATGTCACAAATGCACCTTAAAAATGCTGAGATGGGGTACCTCGGTAACCCGATGGTCAAGCGTGATGGCGTTCAACAGCAATTCACGAATGAAGAAGTAAACGAGTACCTCAAGTGCATGAAGGACCCGATTTACTTTGCAAAGAAGTACGTGAAGGTAATTTCTTTGGATCGAGGCTTGGTTCCATTTAAACCTTATTCGTATCAGGAAAAAATGTTTAGCCATTTTACTGATAATAGATTTTCCATTGTTCTTGCGTGTCGCCAGTCGGGCAAGTCAATTAGCTCGGTCATCTACATTCTTTGGTACGCAGTATTCCAACCCGACAAGACGATCGCAGTCCTCGCCAATAAAGGTTCGACGGCGCGTGAAATGTTGGCACGTATTACTCTTGCGCTTGAAAACCTTCCATTCTTTCTACAACCGGGCTGTCGCGCCTTGAATAAGGGTTCAATCGAGTTTAGTAACAACTCGCGCATCATTGCCGCAGCAACCTCTGGATCTTCGATCCGCGGTCTCTCCATCAATCTATTGTTCCTTGATGAATTTGCCTTTGTTGAAAATGCAGCAACCTTTTATACCTCAACATACCCAGTAATTACATCGGGTACTACGTCCAAGGTCATTATTACCTCTACGGCAAACGGTGTCGGAAATACATTCCACCGTCTTTGGGAGAGTGCGGTTCAAGGAGTTAGTGAGTACAAACCGTTCCGCGTGGACTGGTTCGACGTTCCGGGTCGTGATGAGAAATGGAAGAATCAGACAATTGCCAACACATCGCCGCTGCAATTCGAGCAAGAGTATGGTAATTCCTTTCATGGTACAGGCTCGACGCTGATTAATGCCGAGAATCTTCTTGCATTAAAATCTGAGCCCGCAATCTATACTCAGAACAATGTAAAGGTCTATGAGAAACCTATCTCCGACCATCGTTACGTGATGACGGTAGACGTGGCAAAGGGAAGAGGACAGGACTTTTCTACCTTTACCATCTTCGATGTTTCGGTGCAGCCATTCTATACCGTGTGCACATTCAGAGACAATCTCATGTCACCGCTGTTGTTTCCGAATGTGATCTATAAGTATGCAAAGAACTATAACAATGCGTATGTCGTGGTCGAATCGAACGACCAGGGATCCGTGGTATGTAATGGTCTCTATTATGACCTAGAGTATGAGAATATGTTTGTGGAATCCATCGTGAAGCATGGAGCCATCGGTATTACCACCACAAAGAAAACAAAACGTATTGGTTGCAGTAACCTCAAGGATCTTATCGAGCAAAAGAAACTAAAGGTCGTGGATCCAGATACCATTTCAGAGTTAAGCACCTTTGTTGAGGACGGTAGCTCATATGAAGCATCCGACGGCAACCATGATGATACCGTAATGACTCTCGTGCTGTTTGCATGGTTTGTGGCAACCGATTTCTTTATCAACATGTCCGACATTAATCTGAAGCATATGCTCTATTCAGATAGACTTAAAAACATTGAGGATGAACTTGTTCCGGTCGGTTACTTTTCAGCCGTTGAAGATACAAAACCAAAATACACCGTCGAAGGTGGAGAGGTCTGGGCTCAGTCATATAATACCGGAATGTTCTAAAATCCCATATTTATAAATAGATATATCTTGAAAGAAGCATTTGTATATTCCTGGAAGAATAAGACTACTAATTATCTTTACATTGGTTGGCATAAAGGATCAGTGGATGACGGATATATCTGTTCGAGTAAACCCATGCTTGAAGAATACAGAAAAAATCCAGATAATTTTGAAAGATTCATTATTGCGCATGGTAGTGCCGATGATATGATTAAATTGGAACAAAAGCTATTAACTGAGGTTGATGCTAAAAATGATCCCAATTTTTACAATCAAACCAATGGAAATTCGGAATTTATATGTAAAATTTTTACGGAACAACACCGTTCTAAAATATCTAAAGCTAACAAAGGCAGAAAACATTCGGCTGAAGCTAAATGTAAAATGAAAAACAATTATAGGTCTAAGGGTATGTTGGGGAGAAAACACTCGGCAGAGACTATAGCTAAAATGAAATTATCCCAAATGAGTAATAAAGAACTGCTTTCTAAAAATGCTAAAAAGCAATGGGAATCACGCAAAACAGAAAAAATATAAATAGCTAATTACTTTGACCATCCGTATTATTATTTCTTAACATTAAACCCAAGTAAAACATGTCCTTCCAAGTAAGTCCAGGAGTTCAGGTTCAAGAAATTGACCTAACAAACGTCGTACCAGCAGTATCCACCTCTATCGGTGGCTATGCAGGTGCATTCGCGTGGGGACCAGTTGAAGAGATTCGCATGGTAAGTTCTGAAAAAGAACTTGCTACTGTATTCGGATCACCAACTGACGCTACCGCACGCTCATTCCTTACCGCAGCTTCTTTCTTGAAGTACGGTAATTCACTCAAAGTTGTCCGTGCATTAGGCAAGGACGGCGTTGACACAGCACTTAACGCAACAGCCGGCGATGTCGGTCTCCTAGTTAAGAATCTCTCGCACTACGAAGAAAACTTCGAAGATGGAGCTGCAACCGGATCCGGCGACCCAGTCGTTGGTGAATGGTGTGCTAAGTTCCCTGGCGAACTCGGCAATTCACTGGCCGTTTCTGTTTGCCCAGCAAACCCAACAGCTTTTACAGCTTGGACCTATAAGAACGGATTCTCTGCTGCTCCAGATACTTCTGCTAATGCCGGAACCGATACCACAAAAGATGAGCTCCATATCGTTATCGTTGACACCAACGGTAAATGGTCGGGCACTCCTGGTACCGTCCTCGAAAAGTTTGAGTTTGTTTCTCAAGCATCTGATGCCCTTAAAGCTGATGGTACTTCAAACTACTACAAGACTGTTCTGAATAACAATTCGGAATATGTTTACTGGTTGAACCATGATGTTGCTCTTTCAGATGCAGGTCAGACTCTTGAATACGGTGCGGCTTTCACCACCGGTTCTCTTCCTCTTACCTACACTCTATCTGGCGGTATCAATGAAGTTGTAGTAAAAGCTGAGGTTATTACCGCTCTTGAGCTCTTCTCCGATGCCGAAACAGTTGATGTAAATCTTCTGTTCACCGCCGGTGATGTTGCAGATGATTCGGATATTGCCGAAGAACTTATTGCAATCTGCGAAGCTCGTAAAGATGCTATTGCACTGGTATCTCCTCCAATTGAAACAAGCGTCGGCACTTCAACTCCGGCGGCCGATGTAAAGGAATGGGCAGACGAGCTCACTTCTACATCATACGCCGTAATTGATTCGACCGCGCTCAAGGTATACGACAAATATAATGACGTTTACCGTTGGATTCCAGCTTGCGGACATGTTGCCGGTCTCTGCGCAAATGCCGATCAGGTTGCCGATGCTTGGTTCTCACCAGCAGGTTTCAATCGTGGTCAGATCCTCGGAGTCACTAAGATTGCTTTCAATCCAAAGCAAGCCGATCGTGACACGCTCTATAAATCCCGTGTGAATCCTATTGTTTCCTTCCCAGGACAAGGTACGCTTCTCTTCGGCGATAAAACAGCTCTTGCCAAACCATCTGCATTCGATCGTATTAATGTACGCCGTCTGTTTATCGTTCTTGAGAAATCCATCTCTACCGCTGCTAAATTCCAGCTGTTTGAATTCAATGATGAATTCACTCGTGCGATGTTCCGCAATATGACCGAACCATTCCTCCGTGATGTTCAAGGTCGTCGTGGTATCACTGATTTCAAAGTTGTATGCGATGAGACCAATAACACTGGTGACATTATCGACCGCAATGAATTCCGTGCTGAAATTTACATTAAGCCAGCACGTTCGATCAACTATATCACTCTGAATTTCATCGCCACTCGTACTGGTGTTGAATTCTCCGAGCTGGTTGGTAACTAATCTTAACAATTAAATAAGGAGAAATTCACATGGCCGTTTTAGGTATTACAGACTTTAAGTCAAAACTTGTCGGTGGTGGCGCTCGCAATAACCTTTTCAAGGTTACCTGCAACTTCCCCGCCTATGCCCGTGGAAACACTGAACTTGCATCATTCATGATCAAGGCAGCTCAGCTTCCATCATCAATCATCTCACCAATCACCATTCCGTTCCGTGGACGTCAAATGCAAGTTGCAGGCGATCGCGTATTTGAAGCGTGGGGTATTACCGTCATCAATGATGTTAATATGGACATCCGCAACGCTTTCGAGCGTTGGGTCAATGGTATTAATAACAACTCAACCAACACCGGTCTTACCAATCCAGCTTCTTATACAACCGATATGGTTGTCGAACAGCTGAATAAAGGTGGAGCTGTTACAAAGCGTTACGATCTTCGTGGCACTTTTCCAACAACCGTGTCTGCAATTGATCTGAGCTATGACTCGGAAAATACAATTGAAGAATTCGGTGTTGAGCTCCAGGTGCTCTATTGGGAATCAGCCCAATCCAGAGTCTAATTATTTGGATAAATAAACAACAGGGGAGGAGTCATTCCCTCCCCTGTTTTATTCAACCCAACATATAATATGGAATTTTTCGGATGGAAATTTGAAAAACTCAGCGATGCTGAGAAACGCAAGAAGATTGCAGAACAACCAGTTTCTTTCGTGCCCGCAAGCTCGGAGGACGGTTCCACTGCGATTGCCGCCGGAGGTTACTATGGTCAGTATCTCGACCTTGATGGAGATGCAGCAAAGACGGATGTCGATTTAATCCGCAAGTATCGTATTGCAGCTGAACAGCCCGAGTGCGACCAGGCAATTGATGATATTGTAAATGAAGCTATTGTCGGAGACCATGACGATGTTCCGGCACACCTTAACTTGGACCGTCTGGAACAGCCGGCTTCAATTAAGAAACTAATTCGTGGAGAGTTTGATCACCTCTGCAAATTACTTAATTTCAGTAATAATGGTCAGGATATTTTCCGTAGATGGTACATTGATGGACGTTTGTTCTATCATATGATCATTGATGAAACTCAGCCCGACGCAGGTATTCAAGAACTGCGGGCGGTTGATGCACTCCGTATCCGTAAGGTCCGTGAAATTAAAGAAGAAATGGACCCAAAAACGGGTGCCAAAATCATTAAGAATCTTGATGAGTATTACCTCTACCAGGATGGCGGTCTTCAGAAGTCGGACATTGGGCTCAAGATTAATAAGGATGCAATCTGTTATGTGCCATCCGGTATTCTTGATGCTACCCGTAAGCGTGTTCTGTCTCCGCTCCATAAGGCAATCAAGCCCGTGAATCAACTGCGCATGATGGAAGACTCATTGGTCATCTATCGTCTTGCACGTGCTCCGGAACGCCGTATTTTCTACATTGATGTGGGCAATCTTCCAAAGGGTAAGGCGGAAGAATATATGCGCACAATTATGAATCAGTACCGTAATAAGTTGGTATATGATGCTCAGACTGGTGAAATTCGCGATGACCGTAAGCATATGTCAATGCTTGAAGACTTCTGGCTTCCGCGCCGCGAGGGTGGTCGTGGTACCGAAATCTCTACGCTTCCGGGCGGAGAGAACCTAAGTCAGATTGACGACATTCTGTTCTTCCAAAAGAAACTTTATCGCTGCTTAAATGTACCGATCGGGCGCATGGAGCCGGAAACTCCATTCAGCCTTGGTAGAACCACAGAGATTTCACGTGATGAGGTCAAGTTCCAAAAGTTTGTCGACCGTCTGCGTAAAAAGTTCTCGATCATGTTCTTTGATCTACTTCAGACTCAATTGATGCTCAAGGGTATCATTACCGAAGAAGATTGGCCGCAGATTCGTGAGGACATGACGGTTGACTTCCGTCAGGATAATTACTTTACCGAGCTAAAAGAAGCTGAAATCCTCACAAATCGCATTGAACTTCTGAATGCTGCACAACCATTTGTCGGGAAATACTTCTCCGACACATGGGTCCGCCGTAACATTCTTCAGCAGACCGACGAAGACATTGAGACGATGGATGCAGAAATGAACGAGGATGGTTCTGCTCAGGCTGCCGAAGAACAAAGAATGGCAGAAATTGAAGGTATGGCAAATCCGGCACCTGAAATGCCTCCGAGTAAGTAATGTTTAAATACAAAAACATATAAATAGCTTCATAATGAATAATGACATTACCACAATGATTAAAGCATTGGCGTCCGGAAAAGCCTCGGAAGCCAATGAGAACTTTACTCGCGTGATGACATCCAAGATTAATGCCGTTCTTGATGAACGCAAGGCATCTTTGGCTTCGGAACTTTACAACAAGAAACCGACTTCGGATATTAAATAATATGCACGACTTAATTAATTCAGTTCGTTCGATGATCGCAGAGGCGACAGCTCTCGATTATAATCATGATTATGCGCAAAATCATGCACATGATGCAACTAACATTGCAAATTCTCATTCTCAACACGCGCTACGTAGAGAGCATCATAAGTTAGCCAGCAAGATGCATCAGCAGGCTCATGATGCTCACGAAAAGTTAGCCGAACCTTATTCAATGAGTATGCCAGGTTCGGGCAAGAAGTATCACAATCTTTTAATGCAGCATCATAAGAATATGATTGCATATCACAATTCAGAAGCAGAATAATTTCAAATGAAGTTGATCACAGAACATCTCGATAGTGACATCGGTTATATTACCGAAGGCGTCGGCGCAGAAAAGAAAACATATGTTGAAGGTGTTTTTATGCAAGCCGAAAAGGCAAACCGCAATGGTCGCATCTATCGCTACAATGTTCTTTCTCCAGCAGTTGCCAAATATGTGAATGAGCAAGTTACGACGGGTCGTGCAGTTGGTGAACTGAATCACCCAGATGGTCCTACCGTAAACCTTGATAAGGTATCACATCGCATTACCTCTCTCAAATGGGACGGACATAACGTAATGGGTAAGGCGCTTATTCTCAATACTCCGATGGGCAACATCGTAAAGGGTCTCGTTGAAGGCGGAGTTCGTCTTGGCGTTTCGAGCCGCGGTATGGGTTCACTGGAACGCAACGGCAACATTATGTCGGTCAAATCCGACTTTGTACTTTCCACCATTGATATTGTTCAGGATCCTTCTGCTCCAGAAGCCTTCGTCAATGGTATCATGGAAGGCGTTGAATACTTTGTTCGCGGTAATGAAATCATTGCCGAGAAGATTCAAAAAGAAATCAACCGTACACCGTCCAAACAGCTTATTGAAGCTCAGGTACGGGTGTTCAAAAACTTTCTCGATGCAATTGTTCTTAAATAATTGCTCAAGACTTTCTATTATGGGTAAAACTGAAGATGCTAATTATGGTAACGTGAATACATCCAAGGTAATTCGTGAATTAACAGAGACTGATCACAAGCAATTCTCGCTTGATATCCTCTCTAAACTTTAACCACTATACTATTATAGTAGGCTAAATCTAAAACAAATATGTCACACACATCAAAAGGTCAAGTCGATCTCATTGAAGACATCACTGTTGAGGAACTACTTGCTGATGGACTCGTTGAAGATGTTGAAGTTTCTGGCGAGGAACAAGGCAAGAAGAAGCTTGATGACGAAGAAGGTACTGCTGATGCTCCAGTAGCAAATGCTGTACCGACCGATGCGCCTGCCGCGGATGCTGTAAAACCAGCCGCCGATGCAGTTGCGTCCGCAGTGAGTGCTGCTCCAGTGGCGGTTGCGCCACATTCTCTGGGAAAACCAGAGTCTCCAGCACTTGCACCAGAGGTTCAAAAGTCCGTTGCAGCTACCGACGCAGCTATTGCTGCTGCTCCAGTTGCACAGGCTCCACAGACCAAAGCTGGGCTCATCAACGCAATGTACCAACATATGTCAACAATGAAGACTGAGGATCTTGCCAATGTTTACAGCACTCTAACGACTCCACAAGAGACGCCAAAGGCTGAAGAACCAAAGGCAGGTTCCGAAGACGATTCAGAAGCTGAAAAAGCCGACGAAAAAGGTGAAGACGAACAGCAACCAGAAGCAGAGAAATCTGCCGATGACGAAGAAAAAGACAAGAAAGAAAAAGATGACGTTAAGGAAAACCTTGATGTCCTCTTACAGGCCGAAACCTCTCTTTCCGAATCTTTCCGTTCTAAGGCATCTCAGCTGTTTGAATCAACCGTTAAGGCCAAACTTGCAGAAGAAGTCTCCCGCATTGAGGAAAATTACCGCTCCCAACTGGATGAAGAAACAACTAAAATTGCTTCTTCGCTCTCAGAAAAGGTCGACAGCTATCTTAGCTATGTCGTAGGTACCTGGATGGAAGAGAACAAAGTTGCAATCGAATCTGGTCTACGCACCGAAATCGCCGAAAATTTCATTAACGCATTGAAGAATGTGTTTACTGAAAGCTACATCGAAGTTCCAGAAGGCAAGGAAAATCTTGTTGATACACTCAATAAGAACGTTGCTTCCCTTGAAGAACAGCTGATGAAGGCAACCGAATCCAACATGAAACTCAATGAGTCTGTAAACGCCCTCAAGCGCAACCAGATCCTTGCTGAGGCTTCAGTCGGTCTTGCTTCAACAGAAGCAGTCAAGCTCACCAGTCTGTCAGAAGGTATTGATTTTGAAGATGCTGAATCTTTCACAAAGAAAGTTCGGTCCGTCAAAGAATCTTACTTCCGCAAGATTGTTAAGAAGTCCAAAGAAAATGAAGTAGAAACCGCCGTACTCAATGAATCAGAACAGGAAACTGAACTGACTCCCGTAATGGCAGCATATTCTTCAGCAATTACCCGCACACTCAAGTCATAAACAATTTAACTCCTAACTAAAGGACTTAACTCACATGTTCAACTCAGAAAAACTCCAAGAAAAGTGGAATCCTATCATCAACCATAAGGATCTCCCATCAATCAAAGATAACTACCGCCGTTC